ATGGCTTATACCCCAACCGCAAGTATAACAGAAGCAACATGGGACGCTGGGAATCCTAGTGAACTAGATTATCTAAAACCGAACGGCTTTAAATTTCAAGTACACAACCTTCCCAACGTCTCATTTTTCTGTCAATCAGCAAACATACCAGATATAACTTTAGGCGAAGCTACTGTGGCAACTCCACTAGTAGATTATTTTGTGCCTGGAGAAAAAGTTACTTTCGGTACACTGAATATTAGATTTCTGATACAAGAAGGTATGCAAAATTATAAGGAACTTTATAACTGGTTAGTCGGGTTGGGTAATCCAGAATCTACACAACAATTTACTAATTTTGTTTCTAATCAATCATATAGATTCCCTGGAACTAAAAAAGGCAAACTAGTTGACAAAGCATTGTTTAGTGACGCATCATTATTTGCTTTAGATTCAAACAATAATCCTAATATAGAAATTAAATTTATTGATGCTTATCCTACAGCATTGGGTGGGTTAGATTTTGATATTAGCTCTGGCAGCACTGAGTATTTTCAAGGCATTGCTTCTTTTAGATACAGACAGTACGAGATTGCAACTATATAAATATAGGTATATATTATGAGGTTATATTATGATTACGTTAAACGAATTACAGGAAGAGTGGAAGTCTGACTGTAAAATAGATGAGTTGAATTTAGGCAGTGAATCTACTAAAACTCCTGAATTACACGCAAAATATTTAAATTACTTGACAACATTTAAATTACAACTGAGAAAATATGAATCTCAGATGTTGACTTTGCGTAGAATAAAACATCGTTACTTCAGAGGTGAGCTGTCTAAGGAAGAACTTGACAAATTGGGTTGGGATCAATACTTAGGTAATCAACCATTAAAAAATGAAATGCAAGAATTTTTAGACAGTGACGAAGATGTCATAAAAATTGTGGATAAAGTAGAATATGTAAAGGCTTGTCTATATCAATGTGAGACTATTATGAGGTCACTAAATAGTAGAACATGGGATATAAAAAATGCGGTTGAATGGACAAAGTTTACTAATGGTTTGATGTGATAAAAGTAAGTAAGAAAAATGAAGTACATCTAAAGATAGAAACAGAGCCAGGTATATCACAAGAGCTCAATGATTTCTTTACTTTTGAAGTACCGGGTGCAAGATTCATGCCACTATACAAAAATCGTATGTGGGATGGTAAAGCACGTTTGTTTAATATGTATAGGCAAGAACTGTATGTAGGATTACTTCCTTACTTACAGGACTTTGCTGATACACTAGAATATAAAGTAGAATTAGACATAGAAAACATAGGCGATCCTGTGTCTACAAAATATGTTGAAACTTTTGCTGAAAAATTAAATTTACAGAGTGGAGACAAAGACATTGAAATACGAGATTATCAAGTCGAGGCTGTCAAGCATGCTATCAACACTGGTAGAGCGTTGTTGCTATCTCCTACAGCATCGGGTAAGTCGCTTATCATCTATAATCTTATTCGTTATCATCAGCACCTCAATAGAAAGCAACTTATTATTGTCCCTACAACCTCACTTGTTGAACAAATGTACGGTGACTTTCAAGACTACGCCACCGCAAACGATTGGGCTGTGTCCGAGAACTGTCACAGAATATATGGCGGCAAAGAAAAGTCAAACGAATATCCTGTAACTATATCTACTTGGCAGTCTATCTATAAATTTCCTAAGTCCTGGTTTGATAAGTTTGATGTTATCTACGGGGACGAAGCACATCTATTCAAAGCCAAATCACTTACTACAATATTAGATAAATGTGTCAATGCTAAGTATCGTATTGGCACAACAGGAACACTTGACGGATCTAAAACACACAAATTAGTTCTTGAGGGTATATTTGGTCAAGTTAAAAAAGTCATTACGACTAAAAAATTGATGGAGTCAAAACAAGTTGCTGACTTAAAAATTATAGCAATGGTGCTTGATTACCCTGAGGTTGACAGAAAAACTGTCAAAGGTATGTCATATCAGGAAGAAATGGATTGGTTAGTATCAAATCACAAACGTAATCTTGTCATACGCAATTTATCTACAACACAAAAAGGCAACACGTTAGTTTTGTTTCAGTTTGTAGAAAAACATGGTAAAGTGTTGCACGACATGATTACAAAAAAGTGTACTGGTAGAAAAATTTTCTTTGTGTTTGGTGGCACTGATACTGAAACACGAGAACAAATACGTTCTATTACAGAAAAAGAAGAAGATGCTATAATCATAGCTTCATATGGGACGTTTTCAACAGGCATAAATATTCGTAACTTACATAATATTGTTTTTGCCTCACCTAGTAAAAGCAGAATCCGAAACTTACAAAGTATCGGTAGAGGATTACGTAAAGGAGACAACAAAGTCTCTTGTAATCTGTTTGATATAGGTGATGATTTACAGTGGAAGTCTAAGAAAAATTATACTCTAAATCATATGGTTGAACGTATAAAAATATATAATGAAGAAAATTTCAATTACAAATTAGTAAGAGTACCTATAAATGTCGAGTAGTTATCAAATTTTAAACTTAGTCAACGGACTGACTCTTGTTGGAGATGTTGAATGGTCAACTGAGTGTGCTACTATACGCTATCCTTTGGAAGTTACAGCTAATTCAATTGCAAATGAAGAAGGCAGAATAGTAGGTGAACACATGGTGTTGAAGCCTTATCTAGTAATGAGTGAAGAAACAGATGTTTCTATAGATCAACTGCATATTTTAACTTCATGTACATTAGCAGAAAGACTAGCTGCCTCATATGAAGATATGGTAAGTAGTGTTTACTTTTCTAGTAAAGAATTCTCTGGTGAGTTTTTACATAATGAAAATGTAGAAGAGATAGAAGATGATATAACAAATATGTCAGTTGAGGATAGAACTAGGCTTAAAGAACAAGTAGATAATCTGATAGAGAATATGTCAGTAAAGAAGCCTGATGATGGGAAACTACATTAGAATATCCCTTTAATCCTAACAAGGATATTATAACAACTTAACAAATTGATGTCAAGCATTCTTTTTACTTGACAAAGTATTATAAAGATCGTATTATATACATTATGGAGTTGAAAATGAAAAAAACAAAAAACGCACACTATGTAGACAACAAAAAGTTCTACGCAGCTATTAAAGATTGGAAAGTTGAGTGGGATGAAGCTGTTGCGAATAACGAGCCGACACCTCAGTGTACAAATTATTTGGGTGAGTGCTTTGTTAAAATTTCAAATCATTTGGCTTACAAGTCTAACTTTGTAAACTATACTTTCCGAGACGAGATGATACTTGATGGCATTGAAAACTGTTTACGATATGCTGACCGTTTCAATCCTGAAAAATCTGATAATCCGTTTGCATACTTTACCCAAATAACTTACTATTCTTTTGTTAGGCGTATAAAGAAAGAAGCAAGACAAACTGAGACAAAATTAAACTACTTCCAAAGCATTGACCTTCAGCAGTTGTTGGATGAGATTGAGGGTGATGGACACAGTTATGAATATCTCTCTTGGGTAAGGGATCAAGTAGACACAAATATGAAAGAAAAAGCCCAATTGGATAGTATCATACCAGATTCTGCAAAAAGCAAACGCCGTCCGCTATATTTTGACGAAGAAAATAATTCTTGACATATAGCTTTTAGTGCTATATAATATACATTATGAAAATCAGATACTCTGAAACATTCTATTCTTTCCAAGGCGAGGCAGAACTAGCCGGAACTCCTACTGTTTGGTTACGTTTTTTTGGATGTAACCTAGAGTGTAATGGTTTCGGACAAAAAAATCCTGCATTGCCAGAAAGCCATAAACTTCCATACAAAGAATTTGATCCTAATACAATACGAACAGTCGAAGAACTTCCCGTGTGGGAGTATGGTTGTGATAGTTCTTATTCGTGGTCAATGAAATATAAACACCTAGCTAAAGACTCAACAGTCGAAGGTATTTGTGATGAACTAGAGTCTAAACTCCCTTATGGTAGTTTTATGAATCCTTTTACTGGACAAGAAAATATGTTAGCTTTTACTGGTGGTGAACCCATGTTATGCCAACGACAGATGAAAGCAATAGTAGGTGAGTTTCTTCATCGAGGTAATGTCCCTAAAATTATCACAGTAGAAACAAACGGCACAAAACCTTTGAATCCTGAACTTCAAGACTATATCAATACATACTTGTCTGAAATCGGTATACGTTGGCATTGGGCTATCAGTCCAAAAATTCTGCATACTTCAGGTGAAAAAGATGCAGTTGATGTTGGTAATTTTATGTCATATGTTGACGGTGTTAAAGGCACATCTTGCATAAAGTTTGTGTGTAATGGCAGCACCGCTAGTTGGCGTGAGATTTCTCACTATAAAGATGAAATTATTGAATATTGTATACACGCTGAAATACCTGTTCCTGATATTTGGATTATGCCTGTAGGAGCTACAAAAGAAGAACAGGAAAAAGTTGCCAATATTTGTATCACGGCAATGCAACAAGGTTATAAAGTCGCTACGAGGAACCATGCTTATGTCTTTGGCAATCAAATCGGAACATAGCACCATGTCAGTTGAATGGGATTACGTTGAAGTATTAGTAGAAGAGATAGCTAAACGTATTAAAAGAAGAGAAATAAAATTTGACAATATTATAGGATTGTCCAGAGGCGGACTTGTACCTGGAGTGATGCTGTCTCACGCTTTGGGTGTTAATTTTATTTCATTGGTGTGGCAAACAAGAGACGGCGATAAAAAAGACAGAGAACTGTTGTCTAAATATAATAGTAGCAAAACTCTTATAGTGGATGATCTAGTTGATTCAGGAGAAACATTTTTTCAAATAAAAGAAACTGCGCCTGATGTACAATATTGTGCGTTATTTAATAAGCAACCTTCAATAGCACTTGACTTTTGGGGTTCAACATTATACAATGAGAGCAGATGGTTAGATTTTCCATGGGAGCTACAATGAGAACTAGCGCAATACGCAAAGAAGTAAATCCTAATATAAACGAATCAGATGTTACGTATGTGGTAGAGCTGTATGAAGATGGCGAACTAGTAGAAATGCGAGCATTGCCAAATAAAAGTATCCACTATGCTCTCGCTGTGAGTGAGAATTGGAACAATGGAATCATCAAACATGATAAGTGATCTAATAAAATCTAGGTTAAAAAAAGCAGGCAAAAGATATTATGCCTCAGACAATATTGCTGAGTTTTTACATGATGGTGAGAAGGAAAAACTAGTAGAAGAATTGACTGAAAAATTCAGTGGTGTTCTTGACAGCCTTGTCATTGACAGTGACAACGATCCTAATTCACAAGGCACAGCAAAAAGATTAGCTAAAATGTATATCAATGAACTCATGTCGGGTCGTTATGACATGATGCCAAACGCTACAGCATTTCCTAATCATATAGATGATGGCTTTGAAGGTATGCTTGTTGTTCGCAGCGAAATAACTTCAATGTGTTCACATCACCATCAACCCGTCAAAGGCGTAGCTTACATAGGCATCATTGCAGCAGATAAACTAATTGGTTTGTCTAAGTATACACGTATAGCACAATGGTGTGCAAGACGAGGCACACTACAAGAAGAACTAGCGAACGATATTGCTAGTGAAATTATGAAAGCTACTGGCAGTCAGAACTTAGGTGTTTATATTCAAGCCACTCATGGCTGTGTAGAACACAGAGGTGTTCAGGCACACAGTTCTTTGACTCAGACAACAGTCCTTAAAGGTAGTTTCTTCAATGATGCAGGAACTAGAAAAGAATTTTTTGACAATATTAAATTACAACAGGATCACGCTCCAAGATGAGAATAAAACCTAATCAACCCCAGGTTGTTGTAGACTTAGAAACACTCAGTACACACGCAAATGCGTGTATCGTGTCTATAGGCGCTGTAAAATTTACACTTGATGATGGTATACTTGATGAATTTTTTGTAAATGTAGAGCCAACTACCTGTAAAGATGTCGGCTTACACTTTGACAAAAACACAATTGAATGGTGGACAAAGCAAACACCTGAAGCACGTAAATCGTGGCAAGAAAATCCTATACCGTTGACTGATGCTCTTTTACAGTTTGCAGATTTTTATGAAACAGGCAATCCTATTTGGGGCAACGGTGCTAACTTTGATATAACCATACTAGAATCAGCATACTATGCTATAGGGTACGACAAAGATAAAGAATACGGACAACACTTGCCATGGAAGTTTTGGGACATTTATTGTTTGCGTACACTGACAAATATATTAGATAAAAAGTTAGAAAAAACAGGCATCAATCACAATGCTTTACACGATGCTATTGCTGAAGCACGTTTAATTATTGATATTTTAAAGTCTTAATTATGAATAGAAAACTAGAATATGTGTTGTCAGGCACATCCTATGTTCGTCTGACAAATCCGCAATTGATAAACAATCCTGCAAACGTAGAAGTAGTAAACGAATTGTTTGACCACTTTTTTGACGGTAAATATTCCCACAATTGTTCATTGCTGTACAACGCCTATGCTGAATCAGGTTTCGGTGAACGTATGCAAAAGTTTACAAACCATATCCAAAACATACACGCTGATTCTGGTGGTTTGCAAATGATTACACTCGGTAAAACTATTACGCCTGAACTAAAAGATAAAGTTTACGAGAATCAAGCTAAGTGGGCAGACGTTGGTATGTGTTTTGATGAAATACCTTTGGTTCTCACAGGAGAAAGATCAGAACGTAATGCTACAAGAGACAGGTATTTTGACAAAGATAACTTTGAACATTATGCAAGACTTACTGGTAAAAATATTAAAAGACAACTAGAAATTTTTGAACAAAATGACAGTAATTGTAAACCTTTTTTAATTTTACAAGGTCATTGTTATGATACCTATATGCAATGGTATGATTGGGTGTTGGATGAAATACCTCAGTCAGAACACCATCGTATAGGAGGTCTTGCAATGGGAGCAGCAGCACTTGGTACAGGTCCGTTAGAAGATGTACAACGAGCTTTTATTGCAAGTCAAATACCTTGGCATCAGGACAAAATGCACCTTCACATACTGGGTGTTGGATCACTTAGACGCCTACTGCCTTATTTGATTTTTTGTCAAAATGGTTTATACGACCGTATGGAAATTTCATACGATTCTACTACACATTCTAGAGCAGTTGAAACAGGATTGTATTATCTGAACAACAGTACAATGAAATACAATAGAGACCCAGATGATAGATATAGAATCATATTAGAAGATGTTAAAAAACAATATCCTCAACTAGATATACCTAAAGAAAAATTTTATGAAATGTTAAACACAGCCGGCAGTCCTTGGTTTGAAAAATATGGTAGTATCACTGAATGGCAAAGAACTAGAACTGCTATGATATTCGGATGTGTGTCTAACTTTATGAAACACGTAGAAGAAATCATGTTGGACAAAGAAAAATTGTTAGAATTTGCCAACAAAATAAAACTTGACACGCAGTATCGAGGATTGTACAATATACAAAATAAAGATGATTTTGATTATTGGATGAACAATCCTTATCTCGGCAAAGAAATGAAAACAATGCCAATTTCAGATGAACCACCAGAATCACTTGAAGATTTATTTGTATAGGAGTTATAATGGACGCACAAAAAGTTAGAAATGCAATTGTAGAAGTATCAGATGCCATGACTAGGGCACAAGCAGAACGAGAACTTATACGTGAAATAGTAAAAAAGATTCACGATGAGGAAGGACTTGACAAGCGAGTGTTCCGTAAAATGGCATCAGTGTATTACAAAGGCAACTTCCAGGATGAAACTGCCCTAAATTCAGAGTTTGAGGACACATTCACACAAGTAATGAGTTAAACATGAACATATTTTATCTACACCCTAATACTAAAACTTGCGCTCAACATCATTGTGACAAGCACGTGGTAAAGATGATTATAGAGTATGCACAGTTGATGTCTACAGCACATCGTGTGCTTGACGGCACTATGTATCAAGCCAAAACTAAACTCAATCGCAACATCAAGCGTTGGCGTATGGTAGACAGTGAATTTGAGAACATACTATACAAGGCTTCTCACATTAATCATCCTTCAGGTAAGTGGTGTAGGATGACAAAAGAAAACTATGGCTACTTGTATAGTTTGTGGATAGAACTTTGCAAAGAGTACACTCATAGGTATGGTAGAAAACATTTGACACAGGAGAAACTAGAACATATACTAGTTAATACACCTAAGAATATGCCTAGCGCAGGTGTTACTACTATGCCACAAGCAATGCCTGATGATGTTAAGATGCCTGACCCTTTAGACGGGTATCGTAAATACTACAGAACATACAAGCGAGACTTTGCTAAGTGGACAAACAGACAAGTACCGGAGTGGTTCAATGCCAGTAAACAAACGTAATACAATGATAAGGGTATCCTTTCAGAAAGAAGGGATACACAAATATCCTGCAGCAAAAGATCTTGAGGGTGTTGAGTTTTTACAATACCCTCATCGTCATATATTTCATTTTTATGTTCAGTTAGAAGTATTCCATGATGATCGTGAAGTAGAATTTATTTTATTCAAGCGTGAACTTGAAGGACTTTTTGAAAAAGGTGTTATGCAAGCAGACTATAAGTCCTGTGAAATGATGGCAAATGATTTGTTAGACTATGTTGAAGTAAATTATCCTAATCGTATATGTCAGGTTGAGGTCTATGAAGATGATGAAAACGGAGCAATTGTAAACAATGCGTAAACTATTCTACATGGGACTAGAGTCCTACGAAGCACGGTACACATTACAGTTACAAGAATGGAATGAACGAGTATTCAATTTACGAGGTATTGATTACGAGGTTATCAATGGTGTAGAACTTGATGACAGTAAAGCTATTGTCACAGGCAGTGTGCTTGATGCCCATGGTAGAACTTATTATAGTTTGTCACAGCACATGAACCTTATTCAGAAGATGAAGAATGGTGAGGTGACAAGCGATGATGTTATTTTTTACGAGGATATGTACACTCCCGGACTTGAATGTTTGCCGTATATTATGGATCAAAGTCCTGCTGAATACAGACCTAAAGTGTTCCTTCGTTTCTTAGCACAGACTACAGATCCAGATGACTTTCTAATACGTGAAGGTATGTTTGATTGGATGCGTAAGTATGAAGAAATGGTTGACCAGTTTGTTGATGGTATCATGGTAGCATCAGAGGAGTTTGTAGCACATCTTCGTATTGCAGGATTTAAGAAACCAATCTACGTGACAGGTTTGCCTTATGGTAAGTCAGAAGTATTGGAACGAGTAACACCTACAAAAGATCTCAAAAACAGAACAAGGCGTGTGTGTTTTGCATCACGCTGGGATGACGAAAAATTACCTAACTTTTACATGGATCTTGCACAGGAGTATTTCAAAATAGATCCTACGGTTGAGTTTTCTATTTTATGTGGTCACCCTAAACTAAAAAGCAATGATAAGCTGTATGTTGAGCGAGCAGAAAGTTTAGAAAGAGATAGCACAAAGGCTTGGTTACAAACAGCTAGATTCAAAATTTATACTGGTTTGAAAAAGAACGATTACTATGGTTTGTTGGCTGATAGTCAGGTACTTTTTAATTGTGCGCTACAAGATTGGGTTAGTAATACAGTCAGCGAATCAGACACTATGGGTTGTTTGACATTGTTCCCAGCATATAGAAGTTTTCCTGAGGTGTTTGCTAACAATGCTAATCACTTGTATGTTCCATGGTCAATAGAAGATGCGGTTGAAAAATTACAAAGAATGTTTAATTCAATTGACAATGATGATTTAGACAAGTATAATATAGGTAAGATAAGTGATTATCAAAACGGAACAATAGACAGAACTATTGATTGTATGTTAGACGGTGAAAACTCTCCTTATTTGAGAGGTCACGTTGATTATCGTAAACACGTAACAAAGGCAAAATATGAAAGATAATGTATTAGTTACAGGTGGCAATGGTTACATAGGAACACAAACAGTCTTACAGTTGAAAGCTGCAGGTTATGAACCTGTTGTTGTAGATTGGGTTGCAGACACAGCTAAGAACTCCTACACTTACTCATTTGATGATAATGCTGTTTTAGATATTATGAAACGGCACAACATCAAATCAGTGATACACTTTGCTGCTGACCATGAAGTAGGTCGCAGCGTTGAGGAACCATCAGTGTTTTACAACAACAATGTTGTCAGTAGTATCAAGTTTCTTGATAAGTGTATTCAAGCAGGTGTTGAAAAGTTTATCTTCAGTAGCTCTAGTAGTGTATATGGTGATGATCCAGAATTTCCTACAACAGAAAATAACAAAAAAAATCCTATGTCGCCTTATGGTAGAACAAAGGATATGTTTGAAGAGGTACTGCTAGATTACGATAGAGCTTACGGTATCAAAACAATGTCTCTTAGGTACTTCAATGCTGCGGGTGCTGACCCATTAAACAGGCATGGTTATTGTCAAGATACTTACTCACATTTGGTTCCTATTCTTGCTAGATGTTTCGGGCAGGATCTTCCTTTTACTATTTTCGGTAAAGACTATGACACCCCTGACGGAACTTGCATAAGAGACTATACCCATGTTTATGATATTGCAGATGCACACATCAAAGCATTGGATTATGAAGGACCAGAAAGAATATTTAATATAGGAAAAGGTAAAGGCGAAAGTGTTATAAATGTTATAAATGCTTTTGAAGAATATACAGGAAAGAAAATAAAAATAAATGTTACAGGAAGAAGAATGGGTGACCCTGCAAAAACATTTGCAAACATAGATCTTGCAAAAAATTATTTGAATTGGACTCCGATCTATTCAATTGAGGATATAGTCGAACACGCTTACAAGTGGGAGAACAGATGAAATATTATTCAACGAAAACGTATGGGCATGAACGTGGGTTGTCTTGTGTATTTAGACAACCTAATGCCACGCATAGCCATTGTTCACTGCTACATGGTTACTCATTAGGATTCAGTTTTAAGTTTGGCACTGAAGCTCTTGATGATAAAAACTGGGTAGTAGACTTTGGTGGCTTAAAGAAACTGAAAAATTGGTTAGAAGATACTTTTGACCACACAGTTGTTGCAGACAACAACGATCCACATCTTAAAGACTTGTTTGAACTACAAGAAAAAGGAATTGCTAAGGTTGTAGTTATGCGAGGTGTTGGTTGTGAAATGTTTGCAGAGGAAGCCTTTTGGGTAGCAGACAGTATAGTAAAAGAACTGACAAATGGTAGATGTCATTGTGTGTCGTGTGAAGTAAGGGAACACGGTGCTAACTCTGCTATATACGAGCGTGAATGAAGATAGCTTTAGTTACTGACTTGCATTTCGGTGCAAGAAGCGACTCACTAGCTTTTGATGCGCACTTCCGAAAATTTTATGAAGATACCTTTTTCCCTTACCTTCAAGAACACGGCATCAAAACTGTATTTGACCTTGGTGATACGTTTGACAGACGTAAATATATAAATTATAATAGTTTAAAAAGTTGTAAAGAATATTTTTTTGATAGGTTACAAGATCTAGGTATTGATCTTCACATGATAGCAGGTAACCATGATACCTATTATAAAAATACAAACATAGTAAACTCTCCAGACTTACTATTACAAGAGTACAACAACATCACTCTGTATAATGAAGTTACAGAAGTGAAGATGGGTAAAACTAATATACTTTTTGTGCCATGGATATGCGTAGATAACTATGATAGTAGCCTTCAAAAAATTTCAGAATCGAAAGCGGACGTTTGTCTGGGACATTTTGAATTTTCGGGTTATCAGATGTATCGTGGTACTCCTAATCCCCATGGTATGGACCCTAGCCTTTTTAATCATTTACCTTTGGTTATTAGTGGTCATTTTCACCACAGGCATACTCAGGGCAATATCACGTACATGGGCAACCCTTATCAGATAACTTGGTCAGACTATGATGATCCTAGAGGATTTGCTGTATTAGATTGTGACAACCAGGAGTTAAGTTATGTTGACAACCCTAAACAGATTTTTCATAAATTATATTACGATGATTCCAGTGAATTGGGTCGAGATAGTATTAACAATTGTAGTTTTTCAGATTATAAAAATTGTTGCATAAAAGTTATTGTAGTAAACAAAACAGACTTCAATAAATTTGATTCTTTTATTGACAATTTATATCAACAGGATCTAATTGAACTAAAAATCATTGAGGATTTATCTGATTTTGAAGATGAGGCAGTAGGTGATGACATTGATCTAGAAGATACGATGACGCTGCTCAAAGATTATGTTGATGGCATTGACATAAATTTAGATAAGGAAAAACTAAAAGTATTGTTACAATCATTATACGTTGAAGCACAGGATGTTGCATGATAAAATTTACTGCTATTAGGTGGAAAAACTTTTTGTCTACTGGCAATGCTTTTACTGAGATAAAACTCAACAAAAGCAGTAGTACATTAGTTCTAGGTGAGAATGGTTCTGGTAAGTCTACGTTACTAGATGCTCTTACGTTTACATTATTCAACAAACCTTTTCGTAATGTATCTAAACCTCAGTTGATAAACTCTATCAACAAAAAGAAGTTGTTAGTGGAGGTTGAGTTTAACATAGGAAGTAAACAATATCTTGTACGCAGAGGTAGTTTACCTGGTATATTTGATATAGAAATTGACGGTGAACCTCTAGACCAAAATGCAAATGTTAGAGACTTTCAAAAACACCTTGAAGAAAATATTTTAAAACTAAACTACAAGTCTTTTACACAAATTGTTATATTAGGTAGTGCATCCTTCACTCCTTTTATGCAATTGACTCCCAATGTTAGAAGAGAGATCATTGAGGACATTTTAGACATACGTATTTTTTCAACAATGAAAGATGTGTTGAAAGGTAAAATAACAGAACTCAAAGAAAAAATACGGTTTACTGAGAGTGAAATAATTGTAGAAAAAGAAAAGGGTAAAGTACAAAAAAGTTATGTCGAAACACTAGAGTCTGATAAACAAGAACGTATTGATAAAATACAGGGAGATATAGATGAAACAAACTCAACAATCACAAGCCTTACAGAGAGTGCAACCTCTTGCACAACAGAGAAGAAGAATCTTGGCTCAGTTGAATCAAAAAAGCAGAAACTGGAGACCTATAATCAAGAAATAATTAGGAAGATAAAAGAGCATCAAAAAGAAGTAGATTTTTATCACAATAATGATGATTGTCCTACTTGCAAACAAGGCATACCGCATGAGTTTAAAGTCAGTATGTCAGAAGAAAAGAAGGACAGGATTGATGAACTTGAAACTGCGAGTAAAGACCTAAAGAAAAACTTAGAAGAAGTGAATGAGTTGTATGAAAAAGTTTTGTCTTTAGACGAACAAATTATGAGCTTCAATAATCAAATCATCACAAATCAAACACTTCTGCAACGGCTTGTATTAGAAAAATCTGAGGCTGAAAGTAAAGTAGGTGACATTGAAAAAGAAACTGAAAAGTTAAAACAAACAGCTAAGAAAATCATGGAACTGACAAGCAACAAAAATGTTTTGTCAGAGGAACAACAATACAATAGTGTTGCAGAAAATTTACTCAAAGACTCAGGTATAAAAACTAAAATTATTCGTCAATATTTGCCTGTCATAAATAAGTTAGTGAATAAATATTTAACTGCCATGGACTTCTTTGTTCAGTTTGAGTTAGACGAAACATTTAAAGAAACAATAAAGTCCAGACACAGAGATAAGTTTAGTTACGCTTCATTTAGTGAAGGTGAAAAACAAAGAATAGATTTGGCACTTGTATTCACTTGGCGAACTATTGCTAAAATGAAAAACAGTGCCAGTACAAATTTATTACTTTTAGACGAGGTTTTTGATAGCTCTCTAGATGTTAATGGTACTGACTATGTTATGACCTTGTTAAACACAATAGGTGAGGATACAAATGTGTTTGTAATTTCTCACAAAGGAGATCAACTGTTTGACAAGTTTAGAAGTGTTATCAGATTTGAAAAGAAAAACAATTATTCGGTGATGGTATAATGAAAGAACTAGAGTTGTTGCCTTTCGGTGATCCTTTTTTGAGTAACAAACCCAGTGAGTTTGATTTTGAAAAAGAAGATGCTAGAGAACTGAGCCTAAGACTGTTTCATGCTATGGGTAAGGCAGGTGGTATAGGATTATCTGCTAATCAAGTTGGACTTGATATGAAAGTGTTTGTTATGGGCGGCAATGATAAAGTGCCATCCAAAGCAATATTTAATCCTAAATTGCAAAGTGTATCTGATAAAATGGTTAGTATGAAAGAAGGGTGTTTGTCATATCCAGGACTTTGGTTAATGATAAAACGACCTGTAGAATGTTCAATTTCATATCAGGATGAAACAGGTGCTGTTATTGCAGAGGGGTTTTCTGGATTTTCAGCAAGAGTTGTTTTGCACGAATACGATCATATGTTGGGTCAAAATTTTACTCAGAGAGCATCTTCTTTGAAGCTACAAAGAGCTATGAAACATATGGACAAAAAAGTAAAGAACTTTAAGAGAGGAAAAAATGTCTGACGATATATTCGATTTCGGTTTTACTGCGGTAGATGAAATGCCTACCTCTACAACCGTACAGGAACCTGTAGTAGCACAGGTAGACGATACACAGCTACAAACTATAATGGACAAGTTAGAAAGACTTGAGAGTTTGGTGTTGACTTCAGATAATTCTTCAATGATTAATGAACACCGTGAGCTTGTGCAGCAAGATGTGACTGCAAAACTTGGACAAGTAGAGGACCTTATCTTACCACTACTGTATAATCTACAAAAGAATCCAGAGAAGGATTATATTCATTGGCCTAATAGGACGGCTATCATAGATAAACAAATAGAAAGGATCAAAGCGGTAACACGTTACTATGAAAATGTTTAGGAGATAGTATGTCAGATAATGAAAAAGGATTGGATACTTTTACAGGTGTAGAAGGAGTATTTGCAAGACCTACAGGAAACCTATTTGATTTTTATTTGAACGGTGAACTTGAAGGACCTGGAAGTTACGTTGAATGGAATCATATTATACGAACAGCACAAGAAACAGATGTAATTTATCTGCACATTAATTGTTATGGTGGTGATGTAATGACTGCGGTACAGTTAATGCGAGCTTTATCCGAATCAAATGCTCACGTAATTGCTTCGGTTGAAGGCGCTTGTATGTCAGCTGCTACCTTTGTATTCTTAATTGCAGACTCATTTGAAATTTCAGACCACAGTATGTTTATGTTTCACAATTATTCAGGTTTCTCTATAGGTAAAGGAAACGAAATGAAAGAGCAGATCATGCACGAGGAGAAGTGGGCTAAAAATTTACTTACCAAACTGTATGATGGATTTCTGACTAAGGATGAAATCAAGGAAATATGTAATGGACGAGACATTTGGATGTCCCCAGATGAAGTCGGATCTCGCTTGGAGAAACGAAACAGCCTCAAAACCACTCCCAAAAAAAAGACAAAAGCGAAAAAAACTGCTTGACAAACTAAAAAAGAGATAATATACTATAAGTTATTGTTCTTAAAGTAAAAAAGAAAGCCCTTATATTTCAAGCACTTAGCACATTTTCACGTAAGTCATTGATTTATAAGGGCTTTTAGTGCTTGACAAATACGAAAAAAGATGTCATAATACACGCATAAAATGAAAAAACGGTTGTGAGGACCTTATCATTATGCAAATTCAACAGAAATCACTATTAGCTAAACTACTGTCTACCGAAAACATTACGGTAGAGGTTAAGGCTGATCTGCCTACCGCAGCATTCGATCCTACTAGTCGCACCATGTTCATTCCCAAGTGGAAGGATATGCCTACTTGTATGCAAGATCTGCTTATCGGTCATGAGGTAGGTCACGTACATGAGACTCCTGCAGAAGGCTGGCACGATGCTATTTGCGAGGATCAGACTCTTAAAAGTTTCCTCAATGTAGTTGAGGATGCTCGCATTGAGCGCAAGGTCAAGACACGTTATCCTGGTTTGGTACGTAACTTCTACGCAGGCTATCGTGAATTGTTCGAGCGTGACTTCTTCGGTGTCAAAGACATTGATGTAAATGCTCTCCCTCTTATTGACCGTATCAATCTACACTTTAAGGTCGGTTCATTTCTCAATATCCAATTCTCAGACGCCGAGCGTCCATTTGTCGAGCGTTGTGCGACTACTGAAACCTGGGAAGAGGTTGAAGAACTTGCCCGTGAATTACACGGCAAGGCTCAGGAAACTGCTGAGGATGATATTGAGCAGTTGATGGATGAAGTCAATTCCTCCTCAGATGACAGCGACATGGACATGGACGGTGATACGTCACCTTTGGATCAGTCAGACTCAGACGATACTGAGGAAGGCGGTTCAGCTGCTGGTAACACTGGCGAGGAGACCGATGAGGACTCAGATAACGAATCACAGGGCGCTGGTTCATCCGAAGATGACGATGATTCAGTCAGCGACATGATAGAAGATGAGGATGCGCCCGAAGCTCCTAAGGCAGTACAGGACTTCGCTGACAACGGCGGTGTTGGTTCAATTACTGACAAGGCTTTCCGTGACAATGAGGAGAACCTGTTAGATAAAGATTCACGTTACAAGGAATCCGTATATGTCAATGTACCTACTAAAATTGACCTGACAGATATTATTGTACAGCCACGTGAGGTTTACAATTGGAATCTTGTCGAGGTTGGTAGCCTTAGAGACATAGACCCTAAGGTGTATGCTGAAGGACTGTACAAGGATTTCATTGCACAGAACAGCAAGACTATCAATCAGATGGTTTCTACTTTCGAGATGAAGCGTAAAGCATCACAATTCATCAAGGCTAGGACTTCTAAGACAGGCGATCTTAATGAGGATCGTTTGTGGGCTTACAAGACCTCAGACGATTTGTTCAAGCAGATCACTTCAATCCCAGAAGGCAAGAACCACGGTTTCATTATGCACCTTGATATGTCAGGTTCAATGTTCCGTAATATGACTGACACTATTGCACAGCTTATCAACCTTACTATGTTCGCACGTAAGATCAATGTACCATTTGAGGTGTATGGTTTTACTACAGGCAGTGGCTACGGTTGGTCTCACCCTAATGCTAAAGTCGGTGATTTTGTTTTCGAGGAAGCTAAGATAGTCAAGCTGCTCACTTCAGACTTCAGCAAGCGTCAGCTCGAGGAAGCATACAAGTATTTGCTGCTTTGGAGAGCATCCTTTGAGTATCGGATGAAGTATCGTTACAATGAAGGTGGTTTTCCTGTATGGGTAGGTGACAATAGAGCTCTTGATATGGGCGGCACTCCTCTCAATTCTACACTTATTGTTGGTATTGAGATTGCCAAGCAGTTTCGCAAGGCTACAGGTGTTGAACTTCTTAACACTATTATCCTGACTGACGGTGAGGCTACTGACTTTGCCGAATTGTGGGTAGAATCAACCACACGTAGCGGTATGTACCCTAGTACACTTCGCTACGGTCAGGTCCCCGTGTTGAAATACGGTTCAGCTACTTACCCATTGATTGAGGGTAACGCACACCGTAACACGGAATTGACCTGTACTCTGCTTGAGTTGTACAAAGACATCACAGGCTCTAAGGTTATCAACTATCACATCCTGGATAGGTTCAGCAAGCGAGAAATTGAACAATGCAAAGACTACGCTTCTATCGGTAATTCAGACATGGGCTACATTGCTTGGGAGAAGATTTATGCTCCTCAGCGAGCCTCAGGGCTCATTGAAGCACGTGATACTAAAGGCTTTGATGTACGCTACATTATGAACGGTTCAAAGCTGAGCATTGAGGACGAGGAGCTCGAGGTCAAGTCTACTAAGAAGGGTGATTTGCTCCGAGGCTTCCGTAAGTTTGCAGGCTCTAAGGCTCAGCAGCGCATATTTGTACAGAAATTTATACCAGAAGTAGCGTAAGTTATTGATATTACAGGGCTTAAAGTTTGAGAAAATGCTTGACTTTTCCTGTAAACCGTGTATAATATAGCATATAAACTGAAAAAACGCACTAAAATTTATTATTAATAGCTTGTGAGGAGCTTATATTATGACAGACCGTAACGCAGCACTTATTGACACCCTCCGTTCATACGCTGACGGAAACAACCATGTATCCCGTAAGGATATTATCCGTGAGGCTAAGGCTATTGGTATCAATCACCCTGGCTTTTTACTCAAAGATCAATTCAAGGTTGAGAAAGGCGTGTATGATCTGACTGAGATGTTCACAGGCACTGCTGCGGTTCCCGTTGCAAGAAAGCCTATCATGGAGGTTGTCACACCAACACCTGCTCCTGTTGCAGCACCTGAGTCAAAGGTTGTATCAATGGCTAAACTTGCTATGGATATTGAGAACTTGGTCCCATCCAAAGATGCTACGTATGTACCCTTTGGTTTTCACAAGGACCTTAAAACTATTTTGCAGGGCGGTATGTTTTACCCTCTGTTTATTTCCGGCTTGTCCGGTAACGGTAAGACCACGATGGTTGAGCAGGTTTGCGCTCAGCTCAAGCGTGAGGCTATCCGTGTGAATATTAGTATTGAAACCGATGAGGACGATTTAATCGGTGGCAATACTCTGGTTGATGGTAACGTAGTCTATAGAGAAGGTCCCGTCCTCACCGCTATGAAGCGTGGGGCTGTTCTCATTCTTGACGAGGTAGACAGAGGCTCCAACAAGCTAATGTGCCTTCAAGCGATTCTTGAAGGTAAGTCCTACTTCAACAAGAAGACTGGCGAAACCGTCGCTCCTGCTCCCGGGTTTACAATAGTTGCAACGGCCAACACTAAAGGTCGAGGCTCAGATGACGGCAAGTTTATCAGCGCACAGCTGCTAGACGAGGCTTTCCTCGAGCGTTTTGCAATTACCGTGGAGCAGGAGTATCCTACAGCAGCCGTAGAGAAACGCATCATCCTTAACAAGATGAGCAAGGCTGGCTATACTGATGAGGACTTTGCTACTCATCTTGTCACTTGGTCTGAGGTTATCCGTAAGACCTTCTTTGAGGGTGCCATAGACGAGCTTGTCAGCACCCGTAGGCTTGAGCACATTGTCAATGCGTATGGTGTGTTCAAGGACAAGCTCAAGGCAATCACCTTGTGTACAAATCGTTTTGACGCTGATACTAAGGCGGCCTTTATTGACTTGTATACTAAGGTTGACCCTTCAAACCCTCAGCCCGTTGAGGTTGAGGAGACTACTTCGGACGATGTCGAGTTTTAATGCTTGACATTCGCTCCGAAACGTGTATAATGGTAAGTACATTTAAATAGTGAGGACTAAAAAATGTCAGTAACACCCATAATCAAAGTAACAAATAATCAAAAGTTTGTATATCCTTTTGTTTGGAAAAATCAAAAAATTGAAGTTCCTATTAATCTTTATTCTCAATATTATGAATTGGATAAAGAATTAGAGTCAGTCCGGACTATGGCCGAAAATCTTGATGAGGCTATGAATTCTCCTGAGGTCAGAAAAGCTTTGAAAAAAATTAAGGCCAGGATGAAACCTAAGCGTCCAAGCCAACGTAATAAAGTTTGGAAGATTAGATTGGGGGATTATCTCATTGCTGAGGACCTACAAAGAATTCTAGATTGTAAGCATATAGCTAAAATCTTAGAAAATTACAATGATACTTGTATGTCTATTCTGGCTGGTGTTATACACCTTGGCATGGGAGGAAAGCCTATTTCATCTGACGCACAACACACTGCTGTTGTAGCTGCTATAATGATTAAGTCCGGTCTTTGGGTTGATGAAAACGGTGAACGCTATCCAAACTGGGAAGACTACGAGATAGATATGTGGGGCGCCGAGGCTACTTCTTTAGCAGAAGCTAGACAGCAATTTCAAGTTAGTAATGGTGTAGGCAAAAAACCCCAAGGCAAATATATGAAACTAAAAAATGCCATTAAAACTATAAGAGTAGATAAAGTTACAGACAATTTGGAATATGTTGATCTTGAAAAAAGATTGTCTATATGTGAAAGTTTTGATTGTCTTCCTTTAAATGAAAAATTTAAAAATAAAAGGTTTTCTAATTGTTTTAGTCATATTGACGGGTTCTGGAAAACAAAGTCACATAAAGCTACGGAACTAGCATGTAAGTATCAAACAAAATATTTTTATAATGACGAATTTCACAGCTCTGTTTGGTCTGTGTGGAGAGATATAGAATCATATTTTTCCAATGCCAATTTAGTAGTTAGTGATAAGTTAATGGAAGAGTTGGCAGCACTTGTACAGAATGTATTTGTAACTCATTATGCTTTCATGCAAGCAATAGATGAGGCATATCAGAAATGGAATAAAAGGTGTGAACTGGAGCCAAAAAAACATGATGAAAAAAGTTTAGCCGTAGCTCTGGTTCAAATGTATAAATGCTGTGGCGGTACTGAACAAGTACCGAAGGCTATGTTAAACAATTTTGTACATACAGATATTTGGGAGGACGGCGAAAAAATTCGCTTGATTAATTTTATAGATGAGGCCAGACCATATTATGTCAAATAGTGAAAAATGTTGGTGGTTTTATATTACAATTGGACACAAATATTTAGGATTTGGATATACTACCAATCCTCCTTCACGTAATTCCGATTATAGTATTCATGGTGACCCATATGAATTTCAATATATGTATAGAGGAAGCAAGTCTGCAATCAAATCGTTAGAAGGACAATTTAAGCGTGGTATTTTTCCTTTACGAGAAATTGCAGGATACCAACGTGAGTGGTTTGATCCTTCTGCAAATTTAGATTTAGAGACATTTAAAAATATGGTAGATGATTTTATTGATAATAGAAATTTGGACATTGTTTTGTGTGCAAAGGATTATGTATTTACAGACTGTCCAGGCATAGAGTATTTGAAAGAGGCAGTTTTGAATGAAGAAGATTGATTACAAATTTAACGAAGGGGCTCTGCTTGCAGAGCTCCAGGCGTATGTAGACGCAACGTACGGCGAGCGTCAGAACGAACAACTTAAGCTCGAGAATGACTTGCTAAAAAAGTGGCAACGATTC